TTGGTGACACCACGGGAACATCACTGCACAGCCAACCACTGCGCACATCCATTCCGTGGGTGCTGGTTCAAATCCAGCTGGCGGCTAGCGTGATTTTAGAGTGTCCACAGTGGACACTTTTGGAGAGGAGGCATACAAATGTTTGAGCGCTTGAAAGAACTGATTTGCGACATGGCAAAGTTTTTGACGCGTCTCGGCGCTGGCCTTATCCTCTCGGCCTTACCGATCAGCAACAAAGAAAGCCACCTTGTGCGCTATGCGCGGCGTTTCGGTTTCCGTGCAGACCACACAAAACGCGAGCCTCGGGCAGAGATCGGGGGCCGTGGCTGTATCCAAGGAGCACGGCCTGCTATCCGTGCGGATTAACCGCTGCTGATACAATACAATTAAAAACCAGCTTTTTGCATGATGAGCTCCATGCAGCAAAGCTGGTTTTTCTTATGCCGCTTTAGCTCAGTCGGCCAGAGCATCCGGCTCATAACCGGACGTGTGCAGGTTCGAGCCCTGCAAGCGGCACATTCGATATTTTGACCGTTCGGATTTCCGGGCGGTTTTTCTTTTGCACGAGTTTAGAGAGGTGGTGGCGGTGAGCGCAAAGCGGCTGACAGACAGACAAAAAAAGAAGATCATTGCTGACTATGTGCAGCTGCAGAGCTACGCCAGAACCGCCAAGCTGAACGACGTGGCAGAAAGCACTGTGCGGAAAATCGTGAAAGATAATCCCAAGTGCGCGGATTTGTGCGCCTTAAAAAAAGAGCAGAACACGCAGGACATGCTTTCCTACTTAGGAAGCAAGCGCGGGGAAGCACAGGATCTTCTCGGGCTGTACCTTCAGGCGATGGCAGACCCGGACAAGATCGCAGAGGCAACGCTGCCGCAGCTGTCCACGGCGTTTGGCACCATCGTGGACAAGTTTGCTATGCTGGGAGACCAGAGCGGCATAGAAGCCCCGGACGATGGCCTGCTTGAGGCCCTGAGCGCTGCCGCAGATATCAGTCCGCCGGATGACGTGGAGATGCTGCCAGAGGAAGAGGACGACCATGCGGAAAAGTAACGGTTTTCGCTGGAAAGCCCTCAGCCAGCGGCAAAAGCAGGTCTTGAGCTGGTGGACACCGCAAAGCGCATACAGCGGTTACAACGGCATCATTGCAGACGGCGCTATCCGCTCGGGCAAGACCTTTGCCATGAGCTTCTCTTTTGTCCAGTGGGCTATGACCTGCTACAGCGGCCAACAGTTTGCCATGTGTGGCAAGACCATTGCCAGCTTCCGGCGCAACGTGCTGGGCACGCTCAAGCAGCAGCTTGCAGCCCGTGGCTACAACGTCAATGAACACCGTGCCGAAAACTGCATGACCGTCAGCAAGGGTGGCAAAGTTAACGAGTTTTACTTTTTCGGCGGCAAAGACGAGAGCAGCCAAGACCTGATCCAGGGCATCACTCTTGCCGGGGCGTTCTTCGACGAGGCGGCCCTGATGCCGCAGAGCTTCGTCAATCAGGCCACAGCCCGTTGCTCTGTCACCGGGTCAAAGTTCTGGTTCAACTGCAACCCGGGCAGCCCACAGCACTGGTTTTATCTGGAGTGGGTGCGCAAGTGCCGTTCCCGCAAGATGATGTATCTCCATTTCACGATGGACGACAACCTGTCGCTTTCCGAGGACATCAAGGCCAGATACCGCAGCCAGTACAGCGGCGTTTTCTATCAGCGCTACATTCTGGGGCTGTGGACGGTAGCCGAGGGCCTTGTTTATGACATGTTCGACCGCAAGAAGCACGTCATTGACAAGCTCCCGGCGCTGTCTCCAAAGAGCGCTTATGTGGCGTGCGACTTCGGCACCCAGAACGCCACGGTTTTTTTGCTGTTCCAAAAGCAGGCAGATGCAGACTGCTGGATCGTCACCCGGGAGTACTACTACAGCGGCCGCGAACAGAAGCGGCAAAAGACCGTTGGCGAGTATGTCACAGACCTGAAAGCGTGGCTGAATGGCCTCAAGCCGGAAAGGATCATCGTTGACCCCTCTGCCCTGCCCCTGATTACAGAGCTGCGCAAGAACGGCTTTACCCAGACGCCTGCAAACAACGACGTTCTGAGCGGCATTCTGGACGTGCAGACCATGCTGCAGACCGGGAGACTGAAGATCTACAAAGACTGCAAGCACACGCTGGAAGAGTTCGGCGTATACGCTTGGGACCCGGATAAAGACGACACCGTGCTGAAGGTCAACGACCACTGCATGGACGCTATCCGCTACTTCGTGCGCACAAAGCGCCTTGTGAAACTGAGGGATTGATTTTGAGCACTGTATACACATTCCAGACTTTTCAGCAGGCGCAAGCCGCCGGGGAACAGCCTGATTTCATCCGGCACTTCGTGCAGCAGCACTGTACTTCCGGGCCGTACAAGATGGCGCTGGACGCTGACCTGTACGATGCCCAGAAAAACCCGGGGGCTGAACGCTTCGCGCAGGCTTACGCTTTGATGCTGAAACGCCTATCCAAAAACACCAAGCAGGACATCCTGCACCCCGATATGGTCAAGAGCAATCTTTTCAGGAGGCTCAACAAGCAGCGGGCGACCTACTCCCTCGGCAACGGCGTGGTCTTTGCGGACGATGGTGTGGACAAGGACAGGCTGGGGCAGAACTTTGATGAGCAGATCCAGAAGGCTGGATATTTCGCCCTGATCCACGGAGAGAGCTTTGGCTTTTGGAACAACGACCATCTGGTGGTTTTCAAGCTGACCGAGTTTGCGCCTCTGTACGATGAAAAGACGGGCCTTTTGCAGGCAGGCGTGCGTTTCTGGAGGCTGAACCCGGACACGGATATGCACTACATCCTGTACGAGCTGGACGGCTTTACCGAGTACACGGAAAGCAAAATCGGCAATGTGATGAAGGAGACCGTGACGAAGCAGGCATACAAGAGCGTGACCGTCACAACACCCGGCGGCGGGCTGGAAAGCGTGGAGGGCGAAAACTACAGTGCTCTTCCCATTGTGCCGCTGTGGGGTTCCGACCTGCACCAGAGCACCCTTGTGGGGCTGAAAGCCTACATTGACAACACCGATTTGGTGATGTCCGGCTTCTGCAATGACTTGCAGGACTTTTCGCAGATCTACTGGCTGTGCGAGAACTTCAACGGCATGACCGATGACGAGCTGCAGGAGTTCCTCGTCAAGCTGAATCTGTACCACATTGCAGGCGCAGACACCAGCGAGGGCGGCAAGATCACCCCCTACACCACCGAGATCCCTGTGACGGCCCGGCAGGCTCTTTTGGAGCTGCTCCACACCCGGGTGTATGAGGATTTCGGCGGGCTGGACGTGCACTGTGTCAGCGCGGACAGCACCAACGACCATCTGGACGCGGCCTATGAGCCGCTGAACCAGAACGCGGACGACTTCGAGGCGCAGGTCAAGCCGTTTATCCGTCAGATCTGCGCACTGGCTGGCTTTGACAACGCTATGCCGGCATTCAACCGCAGCAAGATCACCAACACCGCCGAACAGGTCAGCATGGTGATTTCCGAAGCGCCCATTATCGGGCAGGACATGGCCATTGACCTGCTGCCCAACCTGACCCCGGAACAAAAGGAGCAGGCCAAGGCCGCGCTGATGGCTGAGAGCGCAACGAGAGAGACCACGGACGAGGAGGATGAAGACGATGGCAGCAGGTGAGTCTTACGAAGAGTTCGTGGAGAAGTTCAAGCCGAAAAAGACCACGGACGACTGCTATACACCGCCCAGTGTGTACGCAGTCATCAAGGACTGGGCCTGCAAGGAGTACGGCATCGACCCGGCCAAAATTGTGCGCCCATTTTACCCCGGCAGCGATTATGAGAAATTCGACTACCAGGAGGGCGCTGTTGTTCTTGACAACCCACCGTTTTCAATCCTGTCCCGAATCTGCGGATTCTATCTCGATCGTGGCATTCCGTTCTTCCTGTTCGCTCCATCTTTGACAGCGTTTTCTGGAAGGGCAAATAATATGCGGATGAACCATATCGTTTGCGACTGTAGTATCGAGTACGAAAACGGCGCAATCGTCCGAACAAGTTTTGTGACCAGCTACGGCGGGGACATCATAGCGCAGACCGAGCCTCGCCTGACGAAGCTGGTAAACGATGAGGTGGAGCGCCTGCGCCGCACCAAAACGGTACAGCTGCCAAAGTATACATACCCGGATCATATCGTGACGGCTGCATTGCTTCAACGATACAGTCATTACGGTGTGGATTTCAAAATTCACAAAAAGGAATGCGCTCCGATTTATGCGCTGGATGCACAACGCTCCACGAAGAAAGCAATTTTTGGCGGAGGCCTGCTGCTGTCTGATCGTGCTGCGGCTGAGAGGGCTGCGGCTGAGAGGGCTGCGGCCACAAAATGGGAACTGTCCGCCCGGGAGCGTGCCATTGTGGAGTATTTGAACAGCCATGAAGCAAACAGACCGTGACCGCATTTCTACCCGCCAGCTGAACCGCCTGCGCCGCCTCATCCTCCGGGTGTACGGCACTGCCCGCCGGGAGATGCAGAAGCAGCTGACCGAGTTTCTGGCAAAGTATAAAGCGCTGGACGAGCGCAAGCGGGCACAGCTGGACGCAGGCGAGATCACCGAGGACGATTACCGCATCTGGCTGCAAAATCAGGTCTTTCAGTCCGATTTGATGCACGCCAAGCTGGACGGCATCACGCAGACCTGCACCACAGCCCAAGAGACGGCTTACAAGCTGGCCCGGGATGAGCAATATAACATCTTTTCCTTTGGCGCAAACTGGGCCTTCTACGAGCTGGAGCAGGCCGCAGGCGTGACGTTCGGGCTGACCCTGTACAACACCGAAGCGGTCAAGCTCCTGCTGAAAGAGAACCCCCGCATGGTGCCCAACAAGCGCATCAAGAGCGAGAGCAACCGCACCTATGACGCCCGGGTGTTCAACCGCTACGTCATGCAGGGCATCGTGCAGGGCAAGAGCGTCCACGACATCGCCGTGCAGGCCGTCAACGGCATGGCTGACACAGAGATCCACTGGGCCATGAACAACGCCATCACAGCCCTTACCAGCGCCCAGAACGCCGGGGCTTTGCAGCAGATGCGCAACGCCCAGGCTTTGGGCATCGAGGTCAAAAAGCGATGGAATTCTACCCACGACTACCGCACCCGTGAGATGCACCGCCTGCTTGACCAGCAGACGGCAGAGCTTGACGAGCCGTTCAAGGTCATGGGCTACGAGATTCAGCGCCCCGGCGACCCCAACGCAGCGCCGGAGATGGTCTACCACTGCCGCTGTGTGCTGTCCTCTGCGCTGGGCAAGTATCCTCGGCAGAACGCCATGCAGCGGGACAATGTGACCAAAGAGACCGCCCCCGTCATGGATTACACCGAGTGGTATAAATCCAAGGGCGGCAAAGAGAAAGAGCAAATGTGGTGGGCGGAAGAGCGCAAGAGAAAGAGGACAAAAAAATGAATTCTGCCGAAAATTTCGAGAATCTTGCAAAGGCATTTTACAATGCCGGCGGAACCGCTAAAAATTTCGAAGAAGCAATCAGTAAGGCTGAAAAGGCAGCGAACCGGCCCGATTGGCCGAAAACTTATTTTGAACGCAAGAGAAAGAGGAAGATTGCAAAGCATGAAAAATAAGAAGTTTGGGATTGTTGTAATCAACGATGACTTTTTCTTGAACTTTTGCCGTGATTTTAAGCCCCCGTGTGGTTACATTAAGCCAAAACACGCGCGGCCTTCCTACGGAAATGGCGCAAAGCCGCATGGAGCACACAAACGCCTTATTAGGACAATGGAAGGAGTCAGAAAAAGAAAGAAGGGATGAACCGTGATTCTGCCGATGGAAAACACCGAGAAAATGATTTTTCCGGGCGTGGGCAAGTATGGCATCCCTGAAATCAAGCCGGAAACGGACATCCGCATTGACAAGTTAGAATGGATCCCGGTCAATTATGCGCTGACAGCCAAAGACAAGGCCACAAAAGGCGTGCATTTTTACAAGGACGATTACCAGTTTGAGCGATTCTGGAACAACCCTGACAAATACATTCCCCTTTTGAAGCAGTTCGGCGCGGTATGTTCGCCGGATTTTTCGCTTTACAGCGATATGCCGCTTGCTGTACAGCTTTTCATGCACTACAAAAAGCACTGGCTGGCTGCATACTGGCAGGCGCACGGCATCCACGTCATTCCAACGCTCTGCTGGTGCGGTGAGCAAAGCTATGATTGGTGCTTTGACGGAGAGCCTAGAAACGCCATCGTGAGCATTTCGAGCCACGGCACACAATCTGACCCATACGAAGCAGAGTGCTTTGCCAAACACTGCCGCAAGGCGCTGGAAGCGCTGCAACCAAGCGGTATTTTGTGGTACGGCAAGTGTCCGGCAGAATTTGACTGGAACGTGACCAAAATCAAGCCATTTCAATACGAGAGGAGGCATTACCGTGAGTAAAAGAGGTTCGGGCAGCTCTGCGAGAGCGGTCGGCGGAAGCGCTGATGAGCACAAGTTTGAATCATTTGTAAATGGCCGCTGGATAACAGACGACAGAAAAGTTGAAGCAGAACGGCAAAGAAAGCTTGCGACTATTGTTGACAATTCGAGATATAAGAAATCACACAACGAAACCATTGACTTTGTAAAAAAGCAAGTTGGCGTTGACCTTAACAAATACAGAACTGGTGATGGTTCTGAACCTTACATGACAACATTTTGGGAAAAAGGCCCAAAAGTTGCATTTGATTTCAAAGGAATGTCTCGCGGCGACTGGGACAAGTTAATGCAGCTAACAACAAAGCCGTATGGCGTTACTTTTGAACAGGGCAATGCGTGGATTGGCTACATCTCCAGAAAGAAGAAAAAGTAAATGTGCAAGTACTGTGATACAAGCCAAATGCATGAAGAAAATATTGCTGACAGTGGGGTTGGCGATTTTTTAAGCATTGGTGTTGATAAAGCAAAAAAGTGCTATTTGAAATCGTGGGGAAACGATGAAGCCGTTTGGTATCCGAATTTTTGCCCTGAGTGCGGTCGCGTCTTAAAGAAAAAGCGAGAACCGAGGGGTGAACCGTGAACTTTAACTACGACATCAAATTCACCGACAACACCCCGCAGCTGCATGAAGCGCTGGACTTGTGGGCGGAGCGGGTGCTGACCCTATGGGGCATGAAAGTGCAGGATTACGCCCAGCTGCTTGTGCCTACTGGTACGGCAGACAGCACGGGCATTGAGGGCTACGTGGGCGGCGCGCTCAAGCAAAGCCTGACCTACGCCCTCGACCTCGCAAAAAAGACCGTGACCATCGGCAGCAATCTGTTTTACAGCGTGTATGTGGAGCTGGGCACGGGCGTACACGCAACAAACGGCAACGGTCGCAAAACGCCGTGGGTCTGGAAAGACTTCAACGGCAAGTGGCACTTTACCCGGGGCATGGCTCCCCGTCCGTTCCTCCGCCCTGCGGTGGAAGAACACATTGAAGAACTGCGAGAAATCGCAGTGGAAGAAGGAAACAAGGAGGTATAAGGATGACAAAGCTTGAAAACTTGAGCGCACAGCTTGAAGTTGCTGTGAAAGTGCAGGAAAACGCAGAAAGACTTTATCATAAGTCTGCCGAAAGAATTGAAGAAATCAAAAAGCAGATGCTTGAGGTGAAGGAAAAGAACAAGCCCAAGGCTGCAAAAGTCGAAGAGTTGTTTGCGGCTGGTGTTCAGGCACACAAAGCGCTTCAGGAGATGTGTGATAACACATACGGCGAGGGCAAAGCCAAAATTTCTGTTTTGCTCTATGTTCCGGCCGAAGCGCAGGACTATCCGACAGACACAGACTGTGAATTTTCGCTCTAAAACTAAATATTCAGCGGTTGGCGCACAGCGTCAGCCGCTTTTTTATGCCGTTTTAGCTCAGATTGGCAGAGCACCGGACTTTTAATCCGGGGGCCGTGGGTTCAAGCCCCACAAGCGGCACCACACCGGCAGCACGTCCGGCAAATAAAACCTTATTGCCAAGCATGGCAGCCCGAGCAAGGGCAGAAAGGACTATCACATGGCACTCGAACGCAAGACTCTCCGGGCGATTCTGGAAGATGAAACGACCGACACCAGCGGCAAGCTCAAGAAAATTCTGGACGTGCTGCATGAGGAAACGGACACCTTGCAGAACCAGCTCGATGAGAAGAACGCAGCCCTCGCCAAAGCCGAAAAAGACCGGGACGCAGCCAACGGCGGCAAGGAAGCCGCTGAAAAGGCGCTGAACGACTACAAGGCCCAGCAGACCCAGAAGGACACCCACGCAGCCAAGGAAGCAAAGTTCCGGGAGCTGCTCAAGTCCGCCGGGGTGCTGGACAAGTATGCTGATCGGGTCGTGCGGCTGTCTGGCGAGGACATCGACAAGCTGGAGCTGGACGATAAGGGCGAGGTCAAGGACGCCAAGAAGCACACCGACAGCCTGAAAGCTGATTGGAGCGATTTCGTAGGCACTACGACCACCACCGGCGCAAAGGTGGACGCCCCGCCCACCAACACCGGCTCCAAAATGACCAAAGACCAAATTTTTGCAATCAAGGACGCCGGCGAGCGCCAGGCGGCCATTGCAGCAAATGCCGACCTGTTTACAGGCGGCGGAAAGGACTAACACATGGCAGCAAAGACCAATCTGACCACTACTACCGAGATCACCGTCAACCCCCGGGAAATCGACTTCGTCACCCGCTTCCAGCGCAACTGGGAGCACCTGCGGGAGATCATGGGCATCATGCGTCCCATTCGGATGCAGCCCGGCACCGTGCTGAAGAGCAAGTACGCCCAGGGCACCCTGCAGAGCGGCACCGTGGCAGAGGGCGAGGAGATCCCCTACAGCCAGTACACCGTCAAGGAGAAGGACTACGGCAAGATCACAATCGAAAAGTACGCCAAGGCCGTCTCCCTGGAGGCAATCCAGAACTATGGCTATGATGTGGCCGTGCAGAAGACCGATGACGAGTTCCTGTTCGATCTGACCGCAAAGGTCACGGACAAGTTCTACAAGTACCTGAACACCGGCAGCCTGAAGGGAACCCCCAAGACCTTCCAGATGGCTCTGGCCATGGCAAAGGGCAGCGTGGAGAACAAGTTCAAGAATATGCACCGCACCGTCACCGGCGTTGTGGGCTTTGCCAACGTCCTGGACGTGGCGGAGTACCTTGGCACCGCCCCGATCACCATCCAGAACCAGTATGGCTTCCAGTACATCAAGGATTTCATGGGCTACAACACCATCTTCCTGCTGTCTGACGGAGAGATCGCAAAGGGCAAGGTCATCGCCACCCCCGTGGACAACATCGTGATGTACTACGTTGACCCCTCCGACAGCGACTACGCCAAGGCAGGGCTGGTGTACACCACCGCGGGCGAGGCCAGCAACCTGATTGGCTTCCACACCCAGGGCAACTACACCACCGCCGTCTCTGAGAGCTTTGCCATCACCGGCGTGACCCTGTTCGCTGAGTACCTGGACGGCATCTCTGTCCAGACGATCACTCCGGGCGAGTAATCGCCCTTTTTGAGTAGGAGGCATCCAATGACCGTCCCCGAGCTGTGCGTTTACACGCACAATTTTTTTGACCGGGCGGACGACCCCGTTGCCGGGGAGTTCGCCTTTGAGCCGGACACCGTGCCCGCCGGGGTAGTGCCGGGGCAGTATTTCCTCGTGTGCGGATCCATCTTCAATGACGGCGTGCACAAGGCCGGGGACGGCGATCTGACCGCCGAGACCTTCACCGGCACGGTGCAGCCCATGCGCGTGCCACCTGACTTCGTGGCGCTGGCTGAAAAAATCGACGCATACGACAAAGCACTGCCGTCCGGCGGCGTGTATGTGTCCCAATCCTTTGCCGGGTGGTCCGGCACGATGGCTACAGGCGCGGACGGCCTGCCTGCAGACGGCAAGACCCGCTATAAATCCGAGATCAATCATTGGAGGAAGATGTGACATGGTCAACGCGTTCACTGCATCCACCGTGATGCAGAGCTTTACCCAAAAATACTGTTTTCAGACGCGCAGCTATGAGCCGGACGGCGTGGGCGGCTTTGTGTCCGGCTGGCAGGACGGCCCGGAATTTAAGGCCGTAGAGCGCCACGATACCACCGTGGAGGCTCAGGTTGCAGAGCAGGCAGCTACAGCGTCCACCTATACGCTGCTGGTCAATACCGGTGTGCCTCTGGCTTTTCCGGACTACATCAAGCGGGTGAGCGACGGGCAGACTTTCCAGATCACCAGCGCGGCAGATGAGGGCAAGGCCCCGCCGGAATCCGGCATGGGACTGCGAGCCGTCAAGTGCAAAAAGGCGGTGCTGCCGTAATGGGGCCGTCTGAGAGCATCAACCGGGCGCTGAACACGTTTTTTAACGGCTTTGGCATCCCGGGTTATCTGGAAGATAGCATCCCTCCTGCCGCTTCACTGCCCTATCTGACCTACAAGCCCACTATCCCCGGCGGGTGGAACGAAACGACATCCTTCCACGCCCGGCTGTGGTACCCCAGTAAGGGCGGCAGAGCCCCCATCCTGCAAACCGAGGATACGATCAGCGCGGCCCTCGAGGACAGCACAACGCTTTCCTGTGAGGGCGGCGCTATTCTTTTGCAAAAAGGCACCCCATGGGCACAGCCCCTCGACAACCCTCCCGAGGGCTATTTGTGCGAATACCTCAATTTTGAACTCACACGGTTTATACCGTGAGTAAAGGAGCAATATGGCAAGAAAATTTTCCAAAATTTCGCAGAAAGCGTTCGAATCCATGCAGTTCAACGCAGGCATCGTGGTCAACAAGTTTGATGTAACCGGCGAAACCGAAGTTCAGGACGCAGACATTATCACTGCCACGACCGGCGGCATCACCGCGACCTGCAAGGCAAACTTCACCGATCTGGGCGCGGATGTGGACAACGCCCAGAAGAACACCGCAGAGCTGATGCAGATCGAGGACTACGACTGCACGTTGGCCTTTACGGCCCTGAATGCAACCACTGACGTCATCAAGCTGGCGTTGGGCGCTGCGGATGTGAGTGACAAGAAGGTCACGCCCCGCATGACTCTCGACCCCACCGCCAGCACCGGTGACTTTAAGGACATCTGGTGGGTTGGAGACACGCTGGATGGCGGTATGGTTGCTGTCCGTCTGATGAACGCACTCTCCACCGGCGGTTTGACCCTGAAGACGACCGACAAGGGCAAGGGCAACATCTCCGTCACCCTGACCGGCTGCCCCCGTCTGGGCAGTGATACCGTGCCTATGGAGTGGTACTACAGCCCCAAGGCCGCAGCATAAGGAGGACACCGCATGAAATTTTTGACAGAGCTGTCCGATGAAGATTTTCTGCGCCACTGTTGGCAGATTGCCGATGTGGCAGAGGAGGTCTTGGAAAAATCCAAGATCATGGAGCTGCGCAAGGTTCTGCCGGTCCTGACCGGCGAGGAAACGCCGGAGGAGCTGGAACAGAAGAAGAAGGAGCAGGCAAAAAAGAACATTCAGGCTATGGCAAAAAGCTTGCTGTTCGACAATGCCGCTGCCACCGCAAAGCTGCTTCCGCTGCTCTATGAGCCGGACGTGGATGAAAACGGGGTGGTTGAAAACATCGGCCCGTTCAAGAAGATGCGCGCGGTGAAAGAGCTGTTGAACAACGATGATGTGCTGGATTTTTTGCTCTGGTGTCTGCCGTTGGTGCTGGCGGGTACAGACGCCTGATTTCTTCCATCAGCCCGGACGCGCTGCGGCTGTTTGGCAGGCCGTACATTTTGCAGCACTGCCTGAACACTTTGCGGCAAGAGCGCATCACGCTCAGCTATCAGGCGTACATGACGGACGCTCTGGCGCACCTTATAGGCGCGGAAGAGCGGTGGTACGACATGGTGGCCGGGCTTGTGGAAAACCGCCCACAGCCGCCGCAGCCGTCCGCTGATGAAGTGATAGCACGCATTAAAAATGGCTTGAACGGGGGTGATGGAACCTGAAACTTTTTGAATTGAGCGCCACCCTCGGGCTGGACGACAGCGCCTACCGGCAGGGCATCCAAAATGTGCAATCCGAGACAAAAAAGACCGTTTCTTCGCTGTCAGGAGAGTACAGCAAGGCCGCAAAGGCCGTAGTGGAGCTGACCAGACGTTACAACGAGTCGGTGGGCAGGACCGGCAAAGCGTCCTCTGAGACCAAAAACCTCAAGACCATGTTGGCGCAGGCAGAAGCACAGCTCAGGGCAACCACGACCGCGCTGAAAGCCGCAAACAACGGCATGGAAGGCTTTGCCAACTCCACGGATAAGGCATCCGGTAAGTCTCTGGCCGGTGCTATTGCACAAGGCACGGTCATGGCGGGCGTTTTCTCGAAGCTCGGCTCCGCTGCGCTCAGTGCCGCAGAGGGGTTCATCTCTTCCGGCATCGAGTACAACGCCCAGATCGAGAAATACACCACCGGCTTTACCAATATGCTGGGCAGCGCGGAAGCGGCGCAGCAGGTCATGAGCCAGATCCAGGAAGACGCGGCAAAAACCCCGTTTGATGTCGAGTCCCTGACAAAGGCGAACCAGTACCTGATCTCTGCAGGCGAGAATGCCGGATACGCCCGCGATACCGTCATGGCGCTGGGCGACGCTGTCTCTGCGACCGGTGGCGGCAACGACGAGCTGAACCGCATGTCCCAAAACCTGCAGCAGATCGCCAACACCGGCAAGGCTACAGCGGCCGATATCAAGCAGTTTGCTTATGCCGGCATCGACGTGTATGGCATTCTGGCCGACTACACAGGCAAGTCCACTGCTGAAGTGCAGAAGATGACCATCAGTTATGATCTTCTGACGCAGGCTTTGCAGGCCGCTTCCGAAGAGGGCGGGCGTTACTACAACAGCATGGACACCCAGAGCCAGACCATGAATGGCCGCGTTTCCACCCTGAAGGACAACGTGAGCCAGCTGGCCGGATTGCTGACCGGCGATTTATCCAGCGGCATCGGCGTTGTAATCGGCAATCTGAATGATCTGATCGTAAAGGCGCAGGAAGCCTACAAAACGGACGGCTGGATCGGTCTCGCAGGCGCGATCACCGGCCTGACGGAGCCTATCAACACGGCAAAAAACGCTCTCAAGGACTTCGCGAGCAAAGCCACCACATGGCTGGATCAGCTGAGCTACAAGCTCAACCGTTTTCTCGGAAAAGCCGCCACAGCAGACTTCGATACCTACGAAGAGTACGCGGATGCAAATAACCGGAAGAGCAACAAAAACCGTTTACGGCAAAATGCTCTGAATGGCATTGGCATCAGCAACAAGAGCTGGTCGGAGCGTCAGGCGGAGCTGGCGGCAGCCAGCGGCAACGGCGGCAGCTCCATTACAACCAGCCCGACTGGTTCTTCCACAGGCAAAAAATCCAGATCCTCCAGCTCCAAGTCCACTACCGAAACGGTCATTTCGTCCATCTCCAGCACGGCTACCACCACCGCACAGAATGCGCTGGGCACTGTGACCACCAGCATCCAGACCCTTACCGAGAAGGTCAAGGACAGCTCCGGCAAAATCAAAGACCGCATCACCGAGACCACCACCACGACCGGCAAGGAGATGGTGAACGGTGTTGCCACGACCTTTAAGCAGGTCGAGACCAAAGTCAACGGCACGGTCACAAAGGTCACAAAGACTTATGACGACATGTCAAAAACGCTGCTGGGAACCTTTACCAACGTCTCGGAAACCACCTTTGACGGCATCACCACAAAGGTGCAGCAGGCGGTGGAAAAGTACGCGGACGGCAGCGAGCATATCAAAAAGACCGTCACAGAGACTGGCCAGCGCATCGGCGAGAACGGCGCGGAGACCTACGAGAAGATCATCACCTACATCGACGGCGTTCAAGACAAGGTGACGGAGACCTCTACTCTTATCGACAAGAGCGTGAAGGGCACCCAGAACCGCATTGACCAGCAGCTGAGCGAGGCTTCCGGCCAGCTGGATAAGGGCATTTTCGGGCTGGTAAAAAGCGCCTTTAGTAATGCCAAAAACGGTGACTGGGCAAGTCTTGGGCTGGATTTTGTCAATCTGATCTGGGGCGAAGTATCGCAGAAGCAGCGTGACGTGATCTCTGATTGGCTCAATAAGGCATTGACCGCAGTCAATGAAGGTTACTTCAGCGGCGGCATCGGAAAGGCATTTGATATCTTCCAGAAGCTTTTTTCTGACGGCGGGGTAAAATCCGATATCGACGGTGTGACCAATTCGGTCAAGGCTTTTGGTGAGATCATCGACGGTCTTGCAAAGTCTGGCGGCGTGGGAGGCGCTCTGGGCAGCATCGTGCAGAGTTTTTCCGGCATGGCTGGTGGCATCACCTCTGCACTGGGCACTATCGTGTCTTTCGTTGCAGCAAATCCCATTCTTGCCCTGATCCTGGGCGTTGGCACTGTCGCTGGCGGCATTGGCCTTGCCATGTGGATGGACAAGAAGAATAATCAGAAGCCTGTCAGCCACTACCAGAGCCCCTTTGACAAAACCGGCATGTATGACAGTCTTGGCACCTTCTCCACCCGTGCGGCCCTGCAGTACCGCGTCACCGGCCAGCAGTCCATTGTTGACCGGCAGACCAGCATCCTGGAACGCATCGAGGGGATGCTGGACGAGCATCTGCCTGACATCGGAAAGGGTCAGGTGGTCATGGACTCCGGTGAACTGGTGGGCGTGCTGTCGACCCGCATGGCGACCAACGTAGATGCACGCATCGGCGTGACAGTGGAACGGAAAGCGAGGGGTGTGTAATGGCAAAGCTTCTGGGGGCAAAAATCGGCAATTTTCACACCCTGACAGATTGGGGGCTGTACCTCAAGGTAGGCAGCCCTAAAATCGGCGCGGCAGAACCGGAAGAATACCTTGTGCAGGTCACCGGATCTGATTCACTGCTGAACCTGACCACATGGGACGATGGCAAGGTGCACTATAAAAAGCGCACCATCACCATGGAACTGCTGTGCAACGCGCCAAAAAGCAAGTGGCCCAGCATCGAAAGCACCATTGCCAATGCCATTCATGGCAAGTGGCTGCAGTGCCGCTTTGATGAAGACCCGGCGTGGTACTGGGAAGGGCTTTGGAAAGTCACACCATCCCGCGACCGGCTTTCCAGCGCCTTTACCATCACCGGCACCTGCAACCCCTTCAAGCGCAGCGTCTACGACGGCACCAACGACTGGCTGTGGGATGACTTCAACTTTGAAACGGACATCGTGCGCAACTACACGAATATCCCGCTCAAGGCGGGCGAGGACAAAGAGGTGTCCATCACCGGTGCACCGCGTGCGGCCGGCATCTACTTCCAGCGCAGCGAGACCGCCGCAAACATCGCGGTGTCTCTCAATGGCTTTGAGGTGGGAATTCTGGCCAAGTCCACCGACTGGCAGTATATCGAGGGGCTTACTATGCCGGATGGCGTAGTGGGCACCCTCGTTTTTGCTGCATCGGCAGACTGCAGCATCAGTATCAAGTATTTGGGGGCAAGCCTATGAGCTACAAAGTTTATGCTGGTGTGCAGACGGATGTAGACACATGGAAAACTAGGGTCTGTATCCACGATATCAGCGACATTACCGACACGAAAAAGCTCATCAGCCCCACGCTGACCCGCGAAGTGGGTAAAGCTGGCTCTTTTGAGTTTACCATGCCGCTGGGCAATGTGGCACACTCTGCGCTGCAAAAGCTGCGCACTACGGTAGAGGTGGAACAGGACGGCGTTTCCATCTGGCAGGGCCGTCCCATGAGCCATGAACAGGATTTTTTGATGCGTCAGAAAATCTACTGCGAAGGGGAGCTTGCATATCTGAATGATAGCGGCATTGCGCCGTACGCTGCAAAAAATGTGAGCTTTTCGCAATTTTTGGAATGGATCTGCGATAACCACAACGGAATGGTAGATGCATACAAAGCTTTTACTCCTGGCAATGTGCAAATGGACATTCCCATGATTGTGCCCTATATCGACGGCATCAAAGTCGTGCAGGTGGGTTACAGCTACGATTCTAATGATGGAGATTACATTTACCATTGGGGAATTGTAGATCCCGTGGATGGAAAGACGAATATTTTCTATGAGGAAACAGAGACCAACAAAGCTTCCTGCCTGAGCTGGGAAATCGATGAAGAGCACATTGCGGAAGGTCGCATTATTTCACGGATTGGAAGCAACAATTTCCGCGTGCGTCTGCTTGCAGCCTATGTAAAGGGCAAAACGTACGCCGCAAAGGTCGAAGTGAAAAAAGCCGAAATCGTCTGCGGTACTTGCAACAAGAATTTTGGCACGTACTCCATTTATAACGTTGAGCAGGCATCTGAATCCAAGACCTTTAAGATCACCGAGCAAAACGGGAAATACATCCTTGCTATCAACGGCAAGACGGATCCCCGCTTTTCGTTTGATGTCAAGGAACCTACATACAGCTTTGGCGATGGAAAAAACTATGGCGTTACATGGGACATCTTGCAGAGTGAGCTGGTGGAAAAGTACGGCGGATATCTGGTGCTGCGCCATGCAGAAGATCCTAACGGAAAACCGCGCCGGTATCTGGACTATCTGCAGGCGATCACCGATAAAAACACCCAGACGGTGGCTTTTGGAACAAACTTGCTGGATTTGACCAACAACGTCAAAGCAGAGGATATCTACACGCGGGTGATCGCGGTAGGTGCCAAAAAGATAACATGGCTTGTTTTTTCATGGGGAGAAACCATTACAGAAACCGCAAACGATCTGGCTGCACAAAAGCTTTTTGGCATCATCACAAAAGTGATCTTTATTGAAGGCATCGAAAGCACGCCGCAGTCTTTGCTGGATGCGGCAGAGGAAGAACTTGCCAAAAATCTGCGCTATCTGAACGGCATGACAGTCAAAGCGGTCGATCTGAAAGACGCTGATATTGATGTCAGCCGTATTGCAATTGGAAAGCAAACGCACATTTTCTCTGCACCGCATGGTGTAGATACCTGGCTGCTGTGTTCCAAACTTGTTGAGCCGTTGGATTCGCCGGATAAAAAGGAGTTTACATTTGGCACTGAGTTTTCCAGCATCAGCGACCTGCAGGCTTTGAGTGCACGCAAAGCGTCCGATGCTTACGATTTGAGTCGATCGCTCAAAGGGTACATGTCAGGTTAATGAGACAGGAGGTGTTTTATGGATAAAACTTTTGATGAAGCCATTGCGGGAATCCGTAAGGCTGAGCGCGGCGTGGAAGTCCGTGAGGACATCGCACAGGGCATGGAGTACGTCAAGCAGTATGCCGAGGAAGTGACAGGCCAGCAGCAGGCTGCTTTGCAAGCCGCTCAAACCGCCACCGGAGCAGCCAGCACCGCGACGAAAAAGGCCGCAGTAGCTGCAGAGAGCGAAAGCGCCGCCCGGACCTCCGCCGCCGAAGCAGCCCAAAGCGAACGGTCAGCGTCCGCAGACGCAAAGAGCGCGGGAAGCTCTGCCGCTTCTGCTAAAGCTGAAGCGGACAGGGCTGCGGCCATCGTAAGCACCGACAAGACGCTAAGCGTCGAGGGCGCTCCAGCCGACGCAAAGGCTGTTGGCGATGCGCTGAAAAACATAAAGCTTCCCGTTGCCACCGCCACCACGCTGGGCGGCGTGAAGGTGGGCAGCGGTCTGACGGTCGATGCGGACGGAAGACTTTCCGCGGACAGTGCTTTGGCGGCCTACCCCGTGGGCAGTATTTTTCAAACAGTTAGTACGACCAGCCCCGCCGCACTGTTTGGAGGTACATGGCAGGAGATCGCGCAGAACCGGGTGCTGATGGGTGCGTCCTACGCCCACGCAGCGGGCACCACCGTGGAAGCCGGTCTGCCCAACATCACAGGCCGTGCTGGCCCAGATGAGCAAGCTGGTTTTTATAACGTCAATAGACCAAATGCATACGGTGCATTTTATGGAGGTGGAAAATCCTACGACTGGGCTGCTTCAGGCACTAGCACCCCCGGCAAAGACCTTTGTTTCGACGCTTCCCGCTCGAACCCGATCTACGGCCGCAGCGCCACCGTGCAACCTGCCGCCTACTATGTGCACATCTGGCGGCGCGTGGCATGAGAAAGGAGGTTTTGAACCATGAAGATCATTGACGAGACCGGCGCGGTCGTGGAAAACCCCGACCTGACCCTTGGGTATCTGGTGGACGACACTGAAGAAGTCACCCACCCCGCCGTAGAGGGCGTGGAGGAGCAGTGGCACTGGGAGACCGTGACCGAGTATCCGAACGGTGGCAAGGACGTGCAGAAGATCGTTGACCGCCCCGGAGTACAGGCACAGGAGGAATGGGTGGAACAGGTGCCAATCCAGAAGTACATCCGCTACACCGCCGAAGAGCTGGCTGCGCAGGAAGAGGCGCGCAAAAAGCAGGAAGCCCGGGAGAAGCTACCGGAAACGGTGGCGGCGCTGCAGGAAGAAAACAAGACACTGAAAAAAGAAAGCAAGATGCTCAAGCAATGCTTGCTTGAAATGAGCGAGATTGTTTATGCATAAAATTACGCAAAAATTAGAAAGGATGGTATTTATGATGGCAATGTTGTGGGCACAGGAGATTATGTCTGCTGAGACTATGGAGGATGCAAAGGCGCTGTATGAGCGCTGCCCCCGCCTGCTGAAGGAGAAGGTCAAGGCAATTCTTATCAAGAGCGGCTTTGAGGAAATTACGCAGTAAGGAGGACGCTATGGCTGAAATCATGGATGTGTCCCGATATCAGGGCACAATCAACTGGGAGAAGGTCAAGGCAAGCGGCAAGGTGGACGGCGTGATGATTCGCGCCATGGGCAACAGTGCAGCGGGCAGACCCAGTGCGCCCTACACCGACCCGCAGTTTGCCCGCAATTACAGCGAGTGCAAGCGGCTGGGCATACCCTGCGGCGTGTATGGCTACTTTAAAGCGGTCAACCGGGAACAGGCCGACAAGGAGCTGGCTTACTTCAAGAAGCTGCTCACCGGCCGGAGCTTTGAGCTGCCGGTGGCCGTGGACATCGAGGACGAGGTGCAGAAGCCGCTGGGCAAGGATGCGCTGACCGACCTGACAGCTTACATGCTGGGCACGGTGGAAAGCTGGGGCATGTACGCTCTGCTCTACACCGGCCTGTGGTTCGGCAGCACCTTCCTGGACATGGGCGGCGCAGCCCTGAAGCCATACGACGTGTGGCTGGCTGCCTACCGGACGAAGAAGCCCGCTCCCGGCTGGCCCTTTGGCATGTGGCAGTATACCAGCAAGGCCCGTGTACCCGGTGTGACCACCAACGTGGACATGTCCCACGCATACAAGGACTATGCGGGTATCATCAGCAAGAAGGGCCTGACCCGTCTCCGGGAGGGTAAATGACCGAAAAAGAAGCTTTACTGTGGGTGCTGGGCATCTTGGGCAGCCTGTGCGCTGCGGCCATCACCATCGACAAGGTGCTGGACATCATCCACAAGTACATCAAAAAGGCGCAGGCCCCCGACGATGCGCAGAACAAGCGAATGGATACGCTCGAAAAAAGACTTGGCGTGCTGGAACAGGGACAGCTTCAGCACGCACAGGCCCTTGCAAGAGACCTGCGCCGCTTTGACGGCCTCGATGAAGAGATGCGTCTCGTCCTTGTTGGCGTGCAAAATCTTCTGGACTCGCAGCTGTCCGGCAATAACCGCGAAGGTATGCAAAAAAGCAAATCCGATATCAACAACTACCTGCTGAAAGGAGTAACAAATCATGGAAGCAATGTTTAACTTTATCCCCGCACCCATCGCACTGGTACTGATGCTCATCGGCTTTGCCGCGCTGGCCGTTGGTGCCATCCGGCTGGGCTACAAGCAGTACGTCAAGCAGTGGGCACTGGAGCTCGTGACCATCGCCGAGGACAGCATCATGGGCAGCGGTCAGGGCGCAAAGAAAAAGGCACAGGTCTTTGCCGCGCTGCGCGGCGCTCTGCCGGACTGGCTGAAGCCTTTCATCACCGATGAAGTGCTGGACAGCGTGATCGAAAAGGCCGTCAGCATGATGAAAAAGGCATTGGCAGACAAGAAGCCCGCGATCGGGAAGTGAGGAGTAACACCATGAGCAGCACTACATACGACCATTTTGCCATCACCGGCAAAATGGTGACAAAACGTCACCATTTTGTTGACGTTAACAAAATGTACGCCGCACAAGAGCAATTTCGGCACGTCACGAAAATGGTCTGTGGACGTTTTCGCGACCTCACGAAAACATACCATCTCGGTGCCGTCACCGCTATGGTGCGCAACGCCGGACAGCTGCCGCAACCTTTCTGGCTCGGTGCTGTCTGTGGCGGCGGCTCGCGTAGTCTTTCCGCCAGCGTTGCAAGGGCTTAATGCAGAACAGATAAAAGCTGTGATAAAACGTGCGCCGCTTGGGAGGTATGACCGGAAAATCGCCCGGTTGCGGTACGTTGACCAGCTATGCCAAGTTGATATTGCAGCGCGTGTGCCGTATTGTCGGACATCAATCGGCAATAGGCTGAAAATTATTGATGAAAAGCTAGACGAAAGGAGCTCACCGTGAACATCGAAAATCTTCCGACCGCAAATCTTATTACAGAGCTTCGCAAACGCGAGGGCGTGAAAACGACCGTTGTTGAGCCCTATCAGGACGCAGCGGTAAGCGTCAACGGCCCTGCGCTGGTTCTTGTCGTGACGGATTGATTGTGGTATAATAACATCAACAAATCCTCCCGGCCTCTCGAAGAAGCACATTAGGGTGGATATTTGAACCCGTCAAGCCTCTCAACGATGCGTATCATGGCGGGTCTTTTAAGATGATACAGTCTCCTGCACGCCTACTCACAGTGCGTACTATGCGGGAGACGCCTTTAGACTTGAAAGGCTACGGCCTTTGTAGAGAGCGGCATTGCCTGTGGGCGGTTCCGCTCTTGATTTTAGACTTTGCCGCTTTGGCGGCATAAAAAAATCCCCCGCTTTGCCTACAAAGTACCCCGCGTGGAACGCAGGGCTTCGGCAAAGCGGGGGATTTTTTTGTTTTACAGCAGCTTGTAGTGCTCCGCCAGCAAAAAGCGGACGTATGTGGGGCACGCACGCTTTTCACCGCACCAGTCCTGCACGGTGCGCCGCGGGACACCCGCCTGCTTTGCAAAAGCGGTTTGCGACAGGCCAGTGCGGGCCACCAGCTCTCGCATAGAAAGATGCGCTATATCCCAGATGGTGGACAATCTTGCCTTTTCGGCATCCAGATCTACGCACCCGTCGGCATCATCCGGGATGCTGAGGGTGACATTGTTGAGGAACGCTGCCCGGGATGTTTCCGGGTCGGCTGCCATATTAAAAAGTTCAGCTGTGTACATTGCCTTTCTCCTTTATAGTGCCTGATATACATTGTAATTTTTCAGATAGTCAAACGCTTCGACCGATTCGCTGTATGCCGTAAAGCTGGCTAAAGCCACTTCGCATTCGCACTTTGCGCGGCCAATCAACTCCCACAGCTGGCGCTTGCGGATCTCTTTTTCGCTTTCCGTCATGCCAGAGTAAGGGAGCATCTTGTACTCCTCAGACAGCTCTTCGTACTCTGCGCGGGCTTTTTCAAGCGCTTCGGAAGCCTCGGACATTTTTTTGGAGTAGTGCGCGTAAATACTCTCAAGCTCTTTCACTGGGATGGTCTGTACGTTTGCCATTTTTCAGCCCTCCTCTTCAAATCTCCACACCAAGCTTTTCAGCTGCTGCGTACACGACAGCTTCAAAGGTGTCACCATCAGCGGTTTCCCATTCGGCGGTCATATCAGCGGCTTCGCACAGCTCTGCGCACAGGTCGTTATCCCACTCAGCGGCGTTGCGGATATCAGCGGCGATCTCATAAGCGTTTCTCATAATTGTTACCTCCATTGTGTGGTGTCTTTCACTGTCTATAGTATACACGCATTGCGTGTATTTGTCAAGGCTTTTTTAAAAATTTTATACGCATTGCGTGTAAATGCTTGAGTGCCCATACAGCCCTGTGCTGTGTGGGCGCTTTTCTTTTTTGTCCTTCGTTGTACCTTCGTTGTCTCTCCCAGCGGTTTAAAAAAGTACACTGGGCGCAAAGGGAGGGGGCACCATGTGGCACAGGTTTAACCCAAACCCGCGCGGGAGCAGCGTCGGGGACTGCGTAGTGCGGGCGGTAGCTGCGGCCACCGGCCGGAGCTGGGAGCAGGCGTATATCAGCCTTGCACTCACTGGCTACGCCCTCGGCGATATGCCCAGCGCCAACCGCACATGGGGCGCATACCTCCAAAAGCAGGGTTACAAGCGCCGCATGGTGGAGGCGGACTGCACCACCTGTTACACCGTGGCAGATTTTGCCCGGGAGTACCCGCACGGCGTGTATGTACTAGGCTGCTCCGGCCACGTCCTGACCGTCATCAACGGTGAGTGGTGGGACAGTTGGGACAGTGGCGCAGAATGCCCGATTTACTACTGGTATAAGGAGGAGTAAACGATGCCGATTTATAACGGATACCCGCAAGTGTTTTACCCGCAACAGCCGCAGGGGCAGCTTGAAACGCTTCGAGCTGCACAATTTCAAACTCAGCCCGTCATGATGCCGACAATGCAGGGACAGGCTGCACCGACGGACAGCGGCTTTATCTGGGTACAGGGTGAAGCAGCAGCCCGGGGCTATCTGGTAGCCAACGGGAGCCGGGTGCTTTTACTGGATGCCGATTCCGATACCTTTTACATCAAAGAAGTTGGGCAGGACGGCAGACCGTTCCCGCTCCGCATCTACGACTACAAGGAACGCACCAGCGGCCCCAAAGCGTCGATTTCGGCAACACAAGCCGCAGGCGGGGAGTATGTCACCCGCAAGGAGTTTGACGAGTTGGCGGCAAAGCTGGCGGCGTTAGAAAAGCAGGAAGCACCAGAGCCGGAAAAGGAGGGCTAAACGATGGGCAGCAGCTTGTTTAATTCGATGGGCCGACAGACCCAGAACCCCATTGGCGGGCAGTTCCAGCAGTTTATGGGCCAGATGCAGGGAAAGAACCCGCAGGAGATGATAAACCAGATGCTCACCTCCGGCCAGCTTTCACAGCAGCAGCTCAACGCCATTCAGCAGCGGGCGCAGCAGATTGCGCCGATGCTCAACGGCATGAAAAACATGTTTGGATTCTGAAATGCGGCCGCATTTAGAATAAATTCAAAAATCTAACGTAAAGGAGTAAAACTATGTCTCTTTCTTCTGATAGCACGGTTCTGACCATGCCGGTACAGCCCGCCAACGGCTACAGCAACGGCTTCAACGGCTGGGGCGGCGACTGGATGGGCTGGATCGTCCTCTTTCTGATTTTCGGCATGTTCGGCTGGGGCGGCATGGGCGGCTTTGGCTGGGGCGGCGGCATGGGCATGGGCGGTGCTTCGCCTTATATGACCAGCGCTGTCACACAGGCAGACCTGCAGCGTGGCTTCGACAACCAGAGCGTCATGAATAAATTGAACGGGCTGGAAAACGGCCTGTGTGATGGCGTCTATGCCATGAACACCGGGATGCTTCAGGGCTTCAACGGCGTGCAGCAGGGCCTGAACGGCGTCACCAACGCCATGCAGCAGGGCTTCAACAGCACCAACGTTGCGCTGATGCAGGGGCAGAATGCTCTGGCTACACAGCTGGCAGACTGCTGCTGCAAGACCCAGACCGCGATCCAGGGAGTCAACTACAATCTGGCCACGCAGGAGTGCGACACCCGGAACCAGATGCAGCAGGGCTTCTGCGCAACGCAGAACGCCATGAACAACAACACCCGGGATATCATCGAGAATCAGAACAGCAACACCCGCGCGGTGCTCGACTTCCTGACCAATGATAAGATCGCCACCCTGCAGAGCGAGAACAACGAGCTGCGCCGGGCTGCTTCTCAGGATCGCCAGAGCGCGTTCCTGACCACCGCGATGAACGCGCAGACCAACCAGATCATCGGGACTCTGCAGCAGAAAGCTCCCGTGCCTGCCTATCAGGTGCCTAACCCCAACGCCATTTACTATGGCTGTGGGACCGGCTGCGGCAGCTGCGCATAACCGAATCACGACAGCTTTTTGAGTGGTTGTTTCCAAAACGGAAATGCCCACATCAAAATGTTCAGCCCCTGAGCTGATTTTGCAAACCAGAGCGCCGGGGCAGCAGTCCCGGCGCTTTTCTATGAAAGGAGCCGATAAAATGGCTGAATTTAGCAACTCCAACACCGTCATCGTGGCGGCGGGTGAAAACCTTCCCCTGACCGAGACCGCAGTGAAAGCCCCTGCTTGCATCGTGCACCGTGAGGGAAGCGGCCTTGTGACCTTGCGCGGTCTGACCAGCGGGCAGTGCAGGGCCCGCTTCAAGGTAAGCTTTGGCGGCAATATCGCCATTCCCACCGGCGGCACTGTGGGACCTATTTCTGTGGCGCTGGCTGTCGGCGGTGAGCCGCTGACCAGTGCGACAGCCATTGTCACCCCGGCGGCGGTCGAAAATTACTTCAACGTTTTCGTGGCTGCGTTCATCGAGGTGCCGCGTGGCTGCTGCGTGACTGTGGCGGTTAAAAACACCAGTACGCAGGCAGTCAGCATTGCAAACAGCAACCTGATCGTTGAGCGGGTAGCATAAGAAAGGAGATAAAGTCATGCTGGATAAACTGAATCATCTGAAAGATGAGATGTGCGACGAGCTCATGGAGCTGACCGACAAAAAGAACCGCTCTCCGGGCGATGTTGAGATGATCGGCGAGATCGTGGACATCATTCTGGACATCCACCGCATCGAGGATTACTGCGAGGGCGGCGAGTACAGCCGAACAGGCGAGTGGGAAGCTGACATGCGCGGGACTTTCGGCCGCGATGCCGGAAACGGTTACAACCGGGGCAACAGCTACGCCAACCGGGGCCGTCACTATGTCCGCGGGCACTACTCCCGTACGGATGGCCGTGAGCGTATGATCTCCGACATCGAGGACATGATGCAGGAAGCCACCGGTGCAGAGCGTGATGCCTACAAGCGGGCGGCAGACATCCTGCGGAACGCATAAGGAAGGAGGACGGCAGGCATGGATATTGACGAGATCAACGAGCATATCCGCAAGCTCAAGTGCGAGGAAACCAGCTGGCAGAGCGTCAACAAGCTTGCCGCCCTCTGCACTGTGCGGGACGAGCTGGAAGAAAAGCAGGCACCTGAAACGCAGACCCAGGCATTGCCGCCCACGGATTACCGGGCGGCGTACTCCACAGCAGCGGAACCACAAAGCGACTTTGTGGCGGCTGCCAGCTCTGTTCCTTTCGGCGGTCTGATGCAGGTGCTTGACGAGCACATGAAGGCAATAAAGCTGGTGTACCCGAAAGAGTATGAGCTCGTAATGCGAAAGATAAGCGACTTGTAAAAAGACATAGAATGTGCTATTTTTACATAGCCTTCAACGTTGGGGCACGAGACGCATAATCTAACAATAATCCAACAAATCAATGATTATTTACATTAACACGTCAAATAAACTTGATTTGTAATCAGTGGGTTGCAGGTTCAACTCCTGTCACCAGCTCCATCAAAAAGAGCCTGGATTCGTTAAAATCTAGGCTCTTTTCTTTTGTTATAACACACTATTTAACACACATTGCGCTTTCTGGTACGTCCTCTGGGATAGTCAGAGCGGCTAGAGCGGTTCTCCTATAGCCCGAAATAGATGTTGGACTTAACCCCACTTTGTCGGCAGTCTGTGCACAGTTCAGGCCGTCGATATACTGACAACACAGCACCCGAATCTGATTCAGGGTCAACTGCCGTTGGTCGTACAGAGCGTTGATGATCTCGGTGGCGATGTTCTGCCCGCGCTGCTGTTCGTCCTGCAGTTTCCTTTCCAGCGCGGTGATACGCTGCACGCTGTCGGCTGTACGGTCGGAGTGTGTGCCGGTGGGCGCTGATCTGCCGGGGTTCAGGCTTACGCAGATGGACGTAGAGCGGTCGCGGGCTTCTTCCAGCTGTTCAGCAATACGGCGCTGTTCGGCAAGGCTTTCCCGGTAGCGGTTCAACCATGTACGTTTGCGCTCAATATCGGGGTTCTGCTGCTTTTCCATCGTCTATTCCTCCTGTGTGTTATCGTGTCAAGAAATTATCTGATTACGCTGGGCACGGCTGCAAGCAGCTGCCGCGCGGCCCTCAGATTCAGTGCTTCCGGGTTCTTCCAGATCGGCATAGCCAGCATACCACCGGCGGCGTTGTACTGGCTCACCGTCATGCGCTGGGAACCGTTTTCGGTCTCAATCAGCAGCACCGCGGGCGCGGTCTGGGCACTCAATGCCTGAACCCTGGCTTCCAGCCGGTCAATGCGGTTACTCATCGTCTGCCACTCCTTCCAGTTCATCCAATTTTCTTTCAAGCTCGGTCAAACGCCGCTCCTGTTCGTCGGCCCGGATGGAGCTTAACACGGCATTGCCTGCGTAGATCAGGGCGTTTGCCTGCTGCGGGGTGATCTCGCCATTCAATACCATGTTGGAAACGCGGGTCATGGCTCTGCGCACCTCGCCCGGATTGGTCATTTTAAGGTGCTTTTTTGCGGTCATGGGTTCGGTTCGCCTCCTGTCAAAAAAAGGGCGCACAGGTTGCCCCATACGCCCGGATGATGTCTTATCAGGTGGTGGCCTGATAATAGATGCCCTTTTTCTTGTTGTCGGTGACGAACGCGCCGTAGTTGTAGCGGCCCTCCACCAGCCAGCCGGACACGCCCGGCGGGTTATCATGCAGAACGGCACTGGACAGCTTCACAGGGGCCGTGCAGGCCAGCGGGTGGCACAGCATAAAGCCAAATTTTGCGGGCAGACGGTTTGCGGGAACCTTCTGCACTGCGGCACCGTCCAGATTGGAGACAACGCCCTGCAGGCGCAGATTCTGGCCGATATCGGATTCCAGAACGATCTCCTTGCACTTCTTCATGATGCGGTAGGTGTCAGGGGATACCACAAGAACGCGGTTGGTCTCCGGCACCTCTGCATCATCCAGTGCGGCGCTGGCCTTGCAGATCTCGTCATAGATGTTGGTAGCGGTCAGGGCCACAGCGTCGGGCTTGGTGCCTGCATCCGTGCACATAATGCCGTAGGTGTATGCATCGATCTCCGGAATGACCACCTCACGCTGCTGGCGAGCCAGACACTTAGCGGCTTCCAGCACGGCACCGGTCTCGTCCATGTCCAGCCGGTCGATCACAAAAGAAAAGCTGCGGTCTTTGGGCAGGGTGTAAGTTTCGGTCACAGCGGTCAGGGTCTCCGGATTGCCGTAGCGGTTGCCAGTGGTGACGCCTGCGCGGTCGTAGTCGTTCATTGCGGCGGTGCCCACTTTATAGATGCAGACACTGTTCGCTCCGTCAAAGCTGTAGTCCTGATTCGTCACAAGGCTGCGCTTCGATTCGTTTTTGAAAAGCTCGTCCACCTGCTGGAGATACTTTTCAACAAGATTGATTGCCATATTCTAAAACCTCTCAATAAGTTCCTGAGGGCTTGAAAAACTGTGCTCCATCGGGTTCTTTGCGCTGCGACATGCTGCCATGCGGTGCACCGGTAGAAACTACGGCCACAGCGCCGGGCTGGTTCTTCTGCGACTTTGCAAAGATGCTCCACAGAGATTCCGTTTTTTCTTTGAACTCTTCCGGGTCGCTGTTGCCGATCAGCTCCACAAGCTTGGGGTCAATGCCATTTTCCTTGCAGTAGCGTTCACATTCAAAGGCGTTGCGCTCGTCCTGCAGCTTCTGGCGGTCGGCTTCCAGCTGGGCCTTTTCGGTGTCCAGCTCGGCGGCGGAATTGTCGGTAGCGCCCGAAGTCTGGCCCTTCGCCCTCTCACGTGCCAGACGATCCTTAACGATGGAGTTTACTTCTTCCTGGGTGAACATCTTCCCGGCGGTGCCGTTTCCCTCCGGCGGAGTGTTTGCCTGCTGGGTGGTGTTCGGGGTGTTGTTGTCGGTCATGGTGATTTCCTTTCCCGGCCTGATGCCTGCGGCCGTTACAGTGATGCCCCTGCCAATGCAGGGAAAATAGACACAGGGAACCGCTCGAAGCGTTTTCCCTTGGAGCACCTCCGCAAATGCGGAGAATATAAACAAAAAAGAGCGCAAAGAAAAGCGTGCTTGCTTTTCCCTGCGCTCTACAGCTAACCGGTCAGCCCGGCGGTACTCTATGCCTTATAGGTTTATTATACCGCTTGCCCGGGGGATAGTCAACTGTTTTACTTGGTGTTATGCGGCTTTTCCGGTTTTGTAACGGTCAGAAACACGGCAGAAACCCCGGCTTTCTTCGCGCTTTCATGTACTCTTGCCGCCGGAAACATTGCGCGCAGGGCGTTCAGCGTGGCCTGTGCGGCGTTTTCCTGCTCTGGGGTGTAAGTTATCTTCACCTTCACTGCTGGCCCTCCTGCGGCTTCCTGCGCTCCTGCTCACAGTACAGGCGGGAAGCGTGCAGCAGGATGCCGCGCACGGCTTCCGGGTCGTCCAGCAGATCCAGCAGGGTGATGCAGGATTCCCGCAGGCGCTGCACCTCTTTGTCGGTCTGCTGACCGACCTTTGCCTTCTCGCGGTTGATATCCGCGCCGTTCATGGTCATGATGGTGTCGATCTGGTCGGGGGTCAGCCCCATTGCTCGCAAGTCATTCCTCTTCATTGTCGGTTCCTTTCTTTGCCCATTCAAAAATATGCCGGACTTCCACGGCTTTGCCGATGATCTTCGCGCCGGACAGCTCGTCGAAGCGAATAACATGCTCCCGCCGGTTGCGCGGCGCATCTGCCAGCAGTTCACCGTTGCAGATCTGGCGAAGCAGCAGCACGGCACTGTCCGTCTGCACGGCCACGATCTGGCTGTCTTCTGCGTGGTCGCAGGCAGTAAAGGCCACGATGTCCCCGGCGCGGATGCCGGCGCATTCCATGCTATCATCATTCATGATAAAGCAGAAATCCGGGTGCAGGTATGCCAGCGCGCTGGCGGTTCGACGTTCGCTCATGCCGATGCACCTTCTTTCTCAATCAGGTGGCTTGCGTGCACCCACACAAGCCGAAGCTGGCGGAAATCGGCTTTTTCCAGCAGTTTCAGAATGGCGTTGATGTAATCTTGCCTTGTCATGCGGCCCACCCCCTCACCGGATGCCGCTGAACCACATCACAGCGGCACCAAAGAAACAGACCAGAGCGAACGGGCCCACGATAGAAAATTGATACGCAGTGTAACCAAGCATTGTAAAATCCTCCATTTTTGATATAATGGGGGCGGTATTGTCTGGAAACTTTACCGCCCATCTGCCGCCCACGCTGCTGGTACAGTGTGAGCGGCTTTCTTTATGCGGTCATGTAGGGGCTTACAGGTGGCGCGGGTAAGTGGTGTCAGGGCAGTTTCCAGTGCAGGGGGTAGCATCAAGGGGGCAGTCCTCCACAGGCTTTGCGTCGTCGTCGCTGTCACAAGCCAGCGTTGCAATGAGCTTGCCGCCGGGCTTCACGGCCAGCAGGTCGGATGCATCTGGGTATGCGCTTTCAAACACCAGCAGCACATTGCCCAGTTCATCGGGCACGATGTTCAACAGCTTCTCGCCCTGCAGGCGTTCAAGGATGGTGTCGCGGTCAGTGCTGATAAATGCATTCATGGTAAATTCCTTTCTGTGCCCTAAGGGCACGCTAAAAATATGCAACGCGCTCAATTTTGAGCGGTCAGGCGGTACGCTTCCACCGGTTTTCCCGGCCATCTGGCACCGCAAGGAAATACCGCCCGCCGCCGCTGGCCTGTTCAATGCGGCTTGCGATCTGGGGCGCGATATCTTCCAGCCGTTCCGGTGTCCAGCAGCTGGAAATAATGGTGATCTTCCCGGCGCTGCACCGTGCATCGATCACTTCAAGCGCCTTGTCAAGGTCCGTAGCCGTGGGCGTGCCGCGGCTGCTTACAACGTCCAGAAAGCTATCCAGCCACAGCACGTTGCAACCCTTGGCCGTCTCGATCAGTTGCCAGTCTTTGGAGCTGCGCCGGGCAAACGATTTCCACGGCTGGTAGTTCAGGCCGCTGCAATTGTTTGCCATCAGGTGATAGTAAATTTTGCTGCACAGGTGGCTTTTTCCGGTGGCGGTCTGACCGCCGATGTAAAACACCCCTTCCGGGTGCTGGGCAAATGCGCAGGCTTTCCGGTGCAGCTCCCGCTGCCAGTCGGTCATGTCGATGTAATCGCCGTACCGGGGCGCATTGCCTGCTCTGCGGGTATCGTCCTCTTTCAGGCGGACAGTGCCGCATTCCGGGCAGATGGTCAGCAGACCATGATAATACTCGCTGTCAGACCAGATTTTCATAACGTGGCCGCTGCCATTGCAGACAGGGCAGGCGCTTCCCTCAGGGTGGTTATACTCTCGTCTGCGCTGCTCGTTCAGCTCCTGCCATGCTTTTTCCGGGTTATCCATTGCTTATCCCTCCTCCTTTTCAGCGTCAGGCGGGGCCGCTTCTGCGGCGGGCCACGCCGTGCGCTGTTGCATCTTTTCAAAAAATATCCGTCTTGCTTCATCCGTTGCCGCGTCCCGGTCGCCATTGTCTAAACTACTATTTAGCGCTGCCATGCCGCCGCCAGCGCCATTCTGGGGCGCACAGGCGGCAGGCGGCGTGGTCGGGCGCTGATGATTTTCTTTTCCGGTATCCTTCTCATTATCCTTTTCTTTCTCCTTCTCCTTATATGAACCATTGGTTATAGAATCAGGAAAACCAAAAGAATCACTTTTTGACGGTCTGCCGCCGTTTGTACCGGCTTCATAATGTGACTTGGCGGCGTCCAACATAGGCTTGACTAACGGCCAGTACCCTGCAATACTCTTTGGAAGAGTTGGCTCTGTGCCGGTGGTTCCGTACTCTATAAGAGCTTCATAGAATACAGCGCGGAGTTTCGGCGGCATGGTCTGGGCAGTCTCGTAAAACGTGAAGTAGAACGGAAAATATTTCCGGGCCACCCTATCACCCTACCTTTTTCCGGTATTCCTTGGGCGCGTCCTCAAAGAAGAACGTGCCGATTTGGTCGGTGGGGATGTCCAGCGCCTTGGCAACACGGGCAATCTCGTCCCCGTTCCACGGCAAACGGCCAGTCATGCGGGCAGTCAAGGTGCTTTCGGCCATGTTGGCGCGCTTGGCTACTTCGCCCTGCTTCATTTCCAGTTCTGCGAACCGGACGCGGAGCTTGTGAAAATATTGATACATGGTTTAGTCCTCCTTCAAATCGTCCACGGACACGCCCAGAGCGGCGGCGATGCGGCGTGCCACTTTCTCACTGATGTTCTTTTCGCCGTTGAGTGCAGCGTTCACCCAACGGCGGGACAACTCAAGGCTTTCGGCAATCTCGCATTGGGTCTTGCCCGTGACCAAAAGCGCCGTTTTAGCTTTCACTTTATTGAATCGCAT